ATTTAGACAGCAGGGATTACGCAGACCGCCGCATCGGCTCGATGAAGACGGAACGCCAGAGCTTTATCCCTCACTATACGGACCTTTCCGATAACTTCTCCCCGCGTCGCGGTCGGTTCCTAATCGACGACCGCAACAAGGGGGATCGGAAGCACCAGTCGATCATCAACTCGGCTGGGCTTCAGGCTGCTCGCGTTGGGCGATCCGGCCTACTGGCCGGGATCATGTCGCCCGCCCGTCCCTGGTTCGCACTGGCAACCCTGAACCCTGACCTGATGGAACGGCAGCCCGTCAAGATTTGGCTGCACCAGGTCGAGCTGCTCATGCGCTCGGTCTTCAATGAGAGCAACCTGTACAACATGGCACCGTCCATGCTGGGCGAAATCCTCGTCTACGGCACGGGCTGCATGACCCACCTGGACGACTTCGAAGATGTCTCCCGCTTCTACACCCACACGGTTGGCAGCTACATGCTGGCCCAGAGCGCGCGGTACGAAGTCAATCAGTTGGGCCGCGAATACTCCATGACGACCGAACAGATGGTCGCCGAGTTTGGCTTGGATAATGTCAGCTCGGCAGTCAAAGGAATGTACGACAAGGGCGACTACGATACGTGGCACCACGTCACCCAGCTGATCGAGCCGAACCCCGAGTTCGATGCGACCAAGTTGGAGAGCAACAAGCTGCCAGTCCGATCCCGCCACTGGGAGCCAGGCGACCAGAACAAAGATAAGTTCCTGCGCAAGTCGGGCTTCGAAGAGTTCCCCGGATACGCCCCGCGCTGGGGTGTGACTGGCGAAGACATCTATGGCACGGACAGCCCTGGCATGATTGCCCTCGGCGACAACCGTGGTCTACAGATCGAAGAGAAGCGTAAGGCGCAGGCCATCGACAAGATGGTCAACCCGCCTCTGCGTGGCCCCGCTTCGCTGCGCAACTCCCCGATCACGACCCTGCCGGGCGGCACCAATCTGTACATCGGCAGCGCCGAGCAGAAGCTGGAGCCGATCTACGCAGTCAACCCGCAGATCGCCGAGCTGAAAGAAGACATCCGGGAAACCGTGAACCGCATCGACCAAGCCTTCTACGCCGATATGTTCCTGGCGATCTCGAACATGGATGGCGTGCAGCCGCGCAACCAGCTAGAGCTGACCCAGCGGAACGAAGAGCGTTTGCTTCAGCTCGGCCCGGTGCTTGAGCAGCTGCATGGTGAGTTCCTGGACAAGCTGATCGACCGGCAGTTCGCACAGTTGGTGCGCGCCGGTGCCCTGCCCCCGGCCCCCGAAGAGCTGAAGGGCCAAGCGCTCAAGGTCAAGTACGTTTCATCCCTGGCAATGGCGCAGCGTGCAGTTGCAGTTGGCGGGATTGAGCGCGTCGCTGCCTTCGTCGCACAGGTTGCGGCGAGCGGCTACCAGGACGCCCTGGACAAGTTTGACGCGGACCAGGCCATCGACGAGTACGCTCTGGCGGTCGGCATCTCGCCGCGCCTGATCGTGCCAGACGAAGCGGTTGCCGACATCCGCGCGCAGCGGCAGCAGATGCAGCAGGCGGCGATGGCAATGGAGCAGGCAGCAGCCGCTGCCGACGTTGCCAAGACGGCTTCCGAAACTCCGGTCGAGGGCGGTGACAAGACAGTGCTACAGCAGGCGCTGCCGCCCCAGGCTTAACTCTAACCACAAGGGAAGAACATGACGGACCAATTTGACGTAGACGACGCCCTCTACCAGCGTATGGTCGAGATCGACAAGAACCACGAAGACCAGGCGCGCATCGACCTGGCTGACATCCTCAAGACACGCGCCGGTCGCAACGTAATGTGGCAGGTGCTGGCGATGTGTGGGATCGACGAGCATATCGACACCGACAACGACATCCTGCGCAATCTCGGGAAGCGGGACATTGGCCTCATGGTACGTGCCTGGGTCTTTACAAGCGACGACGGTGCGTTTAGTATTATGCAATCTGAAGCATTCAAACGCGAACAACAACGAATGGAGCAAATAAATGGCTGAAGAAACTGGTACGCCGGCAGCGGCGTCTGAAGGGGAACCGGCGGCAGCAGCAGCCCCCATCCTACATCCGTCAGCGGATCAACCCGCCGACGACGCAACCCCGGCAGCAGACGCTGCCGCAACAGAAGACAAGCCGGCTGAAGACAAGCCGGCTGAAGACGCGGACAAGCCTAAAGAGGGCGAAGACGCGAAAGCCACAGCAGTTAATGCTGAGTTCACTATGCCGGAAGGTATGGAATTGGACGCGGAAGCGGCAGCGATATTCGCTCCGATGGCACAGAAACTGGGCCTCGACCAAGAGCAAGCCCAGGAGCTGGTCAACTTTTACGCTGAAGAGCGACAGAAGCTTGAGAAAGCAGGTGTCGATGCGTGGGAGAAGACGCAGGCTGACTGGCAAGAGCTAGTCAAGTCTGACGAAGAAGTTGGTGGTGTCGATCTTGAAGAGAAGCTCGGCGTCGCAACTAAAGCACTGGAGAAATTCGGCACTCCTGCACTCAACGACGCCATCTTGGCAATGGGCGCAGGCAACAACGTCGAGTTCATCCGCTTCACTTACCGTATCGGTAAGGCCATGAGCGAGGACAAGATCGGCACAGGAACCCCAGCACCTAAGAATGACCTGGACCGAGCCAAAATCCTCTTCCCTGACCAAAACTAACCCCACGGAGAACTATAGAATATGTCTGTTCTTGCAGTAACCAACCCGACCTTGCTGGACCTGGCCAACGTCACGGACCCAGGCAACAAGATCGCAACCATCGTTGAAATCCTCAACGAAACTAACGAAGTCTTAGCGGACATGGTTTGGAAGGAAGGCAACTTGCCGACCGGACATCGCACGACCATCCGTTCCGGCTTGCCGACCCCGACCTGGCGTAAGCTATACGGCGGCGTTCAGCCCACCAAATCGACGAGTGTCCAAGTCACGGATAACACGGGTATGCTTGAAGCGTACGCCGAAGTCGACAAGGCGCTGGCCGACCTGAATGGCAACACCGCCGCGTTCCGCCTCTCGGAAGACCGCCCTCACATCGAAGGCATGTCCCAAGAGATCACTGACACCCTGTTCTACGGCAACGAAGGAACAGAGCCTGAAGCATTCACGGGCTTGACCCCGCGCTTCAACAGCCTGTCGGCTGAGAACGGCGACAACATCGTCGTTGGTGGCAGTGCCGACACAGACAACGCCTCGATCTGGCTGATTGTCTGGGGCGAGAACACCTGTCACGGCATCGTGCCCAAAGGCTCGACCGCCGGTATTCAGCACAACGACAAAGGTCAAGTGACCATCGAGAATGCTGACGGCAGTAACGGTCGCATGGAAGCGTATCGGACCCATTATCGTTGGGACGCGGGCCTCACGGTTCGTGACTGGCGTTACGTGGTTCGCATCGCGAACATCGACAAGTCCTTGCTGCTCAAAGACGCAGCTTCGGGTGCCGATCTCCCCGACCTGATGTTCCAGGCCATGCGCCTGGTGCCGAACTTGAGCGCTGGTAAGCCCGCGTTCTATGCTTCGCGTGACATCATCACCATGCTGGGCCGACAGACCGCGAACTTGACTTCAAGTTCCACGCTGACGACCGAGATGGTCGGCGGCAAGATGGTCGAAAGTTTCAAAGGCATCCCGGTTCGTCGTGTCGACGCCCTGGCCGCTGACGAAGCCCTCGTCTCCTAAGTAACCCCATCCAGAAAGGAAACTAAGACAATGATTTTGGATGAACGCACCGAGTTCTTCGATGCAGTAAATTGCCAGAACGAAGCTGGCAGTGACCTGATCGGAGACGTAATCGACCTGGGCATCGCCAATCGCGACCCAGGCAATGGTCAGCCTCTCTACCTGGTGATCGTTGTTGACACCGCCGCAGACGGCGGCGCTGGCACGAACGGCACCACAGCTTTTCAGCTTGCTTCAGACAGCATTGCTGCGGTTGCGGTGGACGGCAGTCAGACCATTCACTTCACGTCCAAGCCCCATGTCCTCACGGACCTGACGGCTGGCGCAACTTTCGTATTCCCGCTGCCCGTCTCGGGCCTGGACTACGAGCGCTATCTTGGCGTGCAGACAGTGCAAGCTGTCGAGGGCGAAGATGCCCTGGTTGCAAGCGCCTTCCTCACGCTCGACCCGACTGGTTGGCGTGCGATGGCCGACGCGGCTAACTAAACCCTAACGTAAATCCGGGGCCGGCTTCTGTCGGCCCCGGTATTACCTAACGGAGAAATTCAATGGCATCATTTACCACCAAGGGACAGACTGTCGAGCTTCGCATCCCAGCGAAGAACGAGATCGTAAATGTCGCCATCTCTGGCACGTACGATCAAGTCATCGACTTCCAGATCGAACAAGGCTCCCCCGGATCGGGCAGCTACCAAACTATTCAACGCTTCGATACCGAAGACGCCACAGAGGCATTCGAGTATCTGACGCAGGACAACGACGAGCGCTTGCGCCTGTTGCTAGTCACGGACGATGGCGGAACCGCTGTTGTGACCTTGACCAACACCAGCGTTCTCAATCTCGACAGCCGTGCCTACAAGGCAGAAGACGGCTCTGACCTGATCACGTTCGACCAGGCCGGCGCAGCCTTCCCAGGCGACCTTGCTGTCGCGGGCGACCAAACCATCACCGGCGATCTAGTCGTCACCGGCGGCGTGTCGCAAGCCGACAGCATCGTCTCACACGCCACGTCTGACCTGGTGCTCACGGCAGCACTCCACGCCGGTAAGACGGTCGTCCTCAACCTGGCCGCAGGCATCGCTGTTGTGCTGCCGGAAGCCACTGGCACGGGCGACAAGTACACCTTGGTCGTCGGCATCACCTTCACCAGCGCGGCCAGTATTGTGACCGACAGCGCCGCCGACGACATGATCGGTACTGCTGTGTTATTCGTCGACGGTGGAGCCACTGTTGAAGGTTACGCAGCTGTGGCCGGCAACGATACTGTCGACCTGCTCGGCACGGCCAACAGCACTGGCGGTATCGCCGGCGCGACCTACGAGTTCATTGACATCGCGGACACACTCTGGTTAGTTCGTCTCGTATCCGACGCGGGCGGCACCGAAGCAACTCCATTCTCAACCGCCGCGTAACTTCAACCTTGAAAGGGACAAACTGATGCACGTACGCCTGAAGAATACCTGGTTCGCCGGCCCAACTTACGGTCGGTTCAAGCCTGCGGCTCGCCGTCTCGATACCGTCGAGATAC